GGCCGCTTCATCGGCAGACATATTAGTAGCTACGCCCATATCAGTCATTGTTCGTGTGAAGCCTAAAATAGCTTCGTTTTTAATGCCGAGTTGCCCGGCGGCCTCGGCTACCTTAGCAATTTCTGTAGCAGCAGCTGGAATATCTTTAGACATGTTGCGAATTTCATCAGAAAAATATTGGAATTCTGATTCAGTTGCATCCACAGTTTTTCTTCAATTTGTTATCGTAAAGGCTTTTTATCCTCTACTTCCGGGAGTTTCCTCGCATAATGGTACGTCAATTCGTACCCGGTTCAGCATACATTTTCACCTTCAACTTAATGGTAAGGTGTCAAGCACTCTTGGGGGAATTATTGCTCTCATAGCGCTCATCCCCTATGCGTTACGGTGACAGGTGATGTTCCTGTTTACCACGGTATTAACATATAAATTGTGGATGAGTAACAAACCACAAAAATTCACTTAGCCTTTACCGTTTTTGCTCGATTTAATTACCCTATTATTTCTAATAGAGAGGGCAAGAGTTTACCCCTGCAAATGCACTTTCAAAATCCACAGCTGCTTTAAAGGCACCAACACCCATCGCTGCTATTGGTGCTGTCACATACATAGACATACTTTTACCTATGTTTTTCATACCATCACCAACAGACTTTAACTTTCCGCCAATATCTTGCATGCGTTGGCCTACTTGAGTCCATTGTGATGACTGGATACGTAATTGATTTGTAACCTCTGATAATTCACGTTCTAGGCGATTGTATTGAGTTTGTGCTTGGTTAACCGCATTAGCTTGTCGTTCAATTTGTGCAGAAGAAGCAGTGCCACTAGCTACTAACTCATCGTATCTACGCCGCTGTTCTTGTAGCTTGATCGATGCAGCATCAAATGATCTCGATAGTACACTCTGTTTTTGAGAAAGACCAGTCAATGAATTTTCATATTGAGAGCCCCTTGCTCTAATCGCCTGTAATTCGCTCCCCATCGCTCTCATATTTCGGTTAACCTGTGCTACAGTACCATTGAAATTCGCTGCATTTAAACTAAGACTGACTTCTAAACTTCCTATGCTTGCCATATATTCTCACCGCCTTTTTTGGCAAAAATAAAAATCACAGCCAATCAATGTCGTCGGCTGTGACTTCCTCTATTTCCTCATCATCTTCATTTGATAACTCAAACCAAAAATGTATATCCATTTCATCAATTTCATGGAGTTTGTATCCTGCTTTCAGTAAATCACGATAGAATTTTTTAATATTTTGATAGGCTGTTAGGCCACTTACTTTCCCTCAGTTGTTGGAGACGCCGTTGTTAGCCCACCCATGTTAAGCACATTGTTAAATACTCGCATAATCTCATCTTGGAAATTACCTCCTTCTAATCCATCCCATAAGTCATCCACAGTGAATTGGTTATCAAAAACATTAACTACAAAGCCCATCATTTTATCAAATGTTGCTACTGTAATTTCATCGCCTTCTTTGCTCATTTCTTCATTCATCTTTAGTGCATTTCTGAAAATACGTGCCTTTACAAAGTCATTTGTAAATGTTTTTTCTTGTCCATCGATTCGTAATTTGATTTGCATATTTCATCCATCCTTTTCGTTAGTCACTTTGATTTAGTTAAAAGAAAAGAAGCCCTATAAAAGGACTTCTGTTTATGGTGTTGGTACTGTTGGTTCAGTCGGTTTTGCAACTGAAGCAAAGAATGTTTCGGGAGTAGCAGTTACCCCTGTGTCACGAGTATCTACAGTATGTTTGATGTTCCCATCTGTTAATGGCAATGCTTCACCACTAAATGGATATGTTTTATAATTTGTTTCACCTTTCTTACGTGTAGCATTTGATTCTTCACCAGGCTTTAATTTAGCTTTATAGAACCACACAAGTTTAGATCCTGATTCAAAGCCAATTGCAATAGCATTTGGTGAATCGTTCGAATTGGTGATAATACCACCTTCTGCAGATTTCTTGTGGCCATACCAATCAACTAATACCTCTGTTGGTAAATCAGCCGTCTCGCCTGCAATTGTAATAGAATCCATTTGTGCCTCTTGGTCCACCACACGGTCCCCGGCATCTAATGATGCTTCAGAGAAGTTAGGTGTAAGATTTAAAGAGATTGGCATTGTTAATGTTTTAACATCGCCCCATGTTTCTGTTTGTTCATCTGTCATTAATGCATAATGGATACGTTTCAAACTAATTTTTTGTGGTTTTTCATTTACCGTTGTAGCTGCCATTTTCATGACCTCCTATAATTTAATATTCATCATAAAAGGCGAATCTCAATATTTTGTTAAAATGAGAATCGCCTTCTTGTTTTGGTGCATCGTATTCAAATGTGCGTTCATAGCCAGCAGATTCCATCAAACGCTTGATGTCCTCCACAAGTTGATAGTAATTGGGTTTTGACCATACATTGACTTGGATAAGTCGTTCTGTCTCGTATTCCTGATCAGATGCTTCTAGTGCCGGCTTTGCGTTGATTTCTAAAAAGGTAATATATTGATCAGGAATTTCCGCACCTGTAGGAACAGTGTTAAATAATTTGGGCAAGTTTAAAGATGCAAGCGTCTCTGGAATATGTTTAACAATATCAATCATAGATTTTTCGCTTTCTTTATCTCATCAGCAATAGCATTTAATGCACCTGGTTTACTAAATTCAAATCCTCGTGTAAAGAATGGATTTGGTGCAATTGGTCCCCATGTTACTTTCTGACGTTTACCCTTTTTCGTAACATATTTACTTCCGGCACTCCGCCCGCCTTCTAAGATATGGCCGTGGTAGGCTTTACCTGTGTGCACCTTGGCTTCACCATCTTTTGCTCTTTTTATTTTAATGTTATTTTTCAATTTATTTTTCTTATTTTTGGATTTTCCAACTGGCACTTCTTTTTCAACAGCTTCTTTGACTACTTTTGCTCCTGCATTAAGTGCTTTATTTTCTTCATCCTCTTCTAATGGCAAATTCATTAGATTTTGCATTAAGGCGTCCATACCTTGTATTTCAAAATTCATCTAAACCACCTCTTTTAAAAAGATTGTGAGCCACTGGTTATCTCCATTGTCATTCACGGGTGGTGCATCCATTTCGTATGTTTTACCAGCAATTTCAACACGCATGCTTTCTGTAATATCCTTACAGTAACGTATACCAATAACACATTTTCCTTGCCATTGTGTAGCATCAGAACTAAATAATCTGTAACCTTTTGCAGTCTTCAATTCCGCCCATACCGTTACATGTTTAGTCCATTCTTCACTTGGCCATCCATTAGTTATCGTACCTGGTGGATTTAAGAATGTAGCGCGCTTGTTCATACGACCTGCGTTATTGTTGTTGCGATAGTTCATCAGGATCCACCCACTTTATCTGTAAAATTATCGACTGTAAGCCGTATGGGATAGGTTGTTGAGCTGTTTTAATTGTGGAAGGCGTAATAGCTATACGATTCTCATAAAAGTGTGTAGCGAGCGTCATAATAGCTAAACGATGTAAGGCAAATACGTCTTTGCCCTCCACAATCAAATAATAATCGTCTGGCTGTTTCACTCCTGCATTCTCCAAATAAAAAATGGATGATTGCAGAATAGTAGAAAGGGAACGATCCTCGTCATTCCCATCAATCCGTAAATATTCTTTAAGCTCATCCAGTAATGGCATTAAGCATCACTCTTTTCATCTGTGGAAGGCTGTTTTGAAGCTTGCTTTGTAGTAGCTTTTTTAGGCTCTTCTACGGCTTTTAGGAATGCTACCCCATATTCACTATGGACTTCTGTTAAAGCCTCTGCACGACTCTTAACAAGCTTTTTACCATCGGCTGGATAGTTATCGCCTATCTCATAAATATGGCCGTCATGATTATTTTCTTTGAAACGATTAATTACCTTGTACACTCAGTTCACCTTCTTTCTTTAACTAAAAAGTCGCTATCCAATTAAGGAGTAGCGACTACATCTGCGATACGGAAAGCAGATGCTAATTTGATTCGGTGGTCAAAGTAAGCTGTAACAACAAATTGCTCAATACCAGTTTTAATATCTTTATCGCGTTCGAAAGTTTCGCCAATATCATAGTTAAAGTGTGAGTATGATAGATCACCAACAATTGGTTTTGTAGCTGCATCAGCAAAAATAACAGGTTTACCTAATACTTGTTCAGGTTGTGCAGTGTATAGTGTAGCATTCCCATTCGCTAATTTTTCAATGATGTCAGAGTAATCAGCGTATGACATAATAATTTGTGCGTTTTCACGGTAATCTTCATGTAAATCAGCAATAGCTTTACGAATAGCTGTGTAAGTATCTGCACCAGTCACTTTAATAATGCCGTTTTCTGCAGAATAGAAGCTCATGTGTTCTTCACCACTTTTTGGCGTTGTTGTAAATGCCACTTTCTTTTCCTTTGCAGCTACACCGGATTTAAGTGCATTTTCCACATGTCCAACTAAATCTGCATCTGAACCATTAATTACTGTTTCAGAAACACCTGCAAATACTTTGAACTTGTTACGTGTGAATGCTACTGTATCACCTTTTGCTTTTAACTCTTTTGCGGTAGCCATATCAGCGATGAAGTCATCGTCATCTAAAGTGAAAGATAGACGTGGCAATTCTAGATTCGTAATTTGTGTTACTGCAGAATTTCCGCGTAATGGATTTTTAGCTAACGGTGCTAAGATGACATCTTGTGAAACAGTTTTAGGTAAGAATTTACCACCACCAGAAGCTACATCATCGCCAAGTGCTGCGCGAATATCTGCATCAATCGCTTTTCCACGCATAGTAGAACGGACTAATGATGCTTTGGCAGCAATAACTTTTTGTTGTGGGTTATCGATGGCATTTACACCTTTGTTAGCATCAATTTTAGCTTTAACTTCTTTATCTACTTGATCGTGTTGTTGCTTAATTACATCAAAGCGTAATTGTAAATCATCACGTGACTTTTGAGCGGCTTTAATGTCTTCTGGATTTGATGTTGGGTCAGAAGCCTTTGCAGTAACTTCGCCTTCTGCTTTTTTTAATTGTTGGCCAATCATCATCAGTGATTGCTTTAATTCGTAAAGATTTTGGTCACCTGAGAACATTTGAATGTTCAGTGGCATTAACATTTTCATAGAGTTTTTGTTTTCTAAAGAAATTAAAAGTTTTTTCGTTTGAGTTTTCATATAAAATTACCTCCCAGTAATTAAAGAATAGTTTCTAAATAAGTTAGATTCGCCTTTGAATCTGCAATGATTTTTTCACGTAAATTTTTTTCTTCCACACTCATTACTGGTGTGGATGGCTCTGGCTGTAGAAGTTGTTGTGGTACGTTTTTGTATTGTTTAATTAACTTTTCTTCAATACATGCAGCTGCCTCATTGAAATTATCGATTCCATCACAAAGCCCATAATTAAAAGCCTCTTCAGCAGATAACCATGTTTCGGCATCTAAAAGAGACTTTAAAGTTTCTGTATTTAGTTTATCTCCTGCTTTATCTAAATAAGATTGGATAACTGACTCATTGATACGTTCGATGTCATCGGCCGCTTTACGAAGTTGCTCTGCATTACCACTCGCCCAAGTCCAAGCATTATGAATCATCAATAGGCTATTCGATGCCATTCTTATTTCGTCAGCAAACATAGCAATTACAGATGCAATAGAAGCTGCTAAAGCATCAACGTGAGCAATTACTTTTGCTTTATGACGTTTTAACATGGTACCAATCGCTAATCCTTCAAAGACACTTCCGCCTGGGCTATTAATGTATAAGTTAATTGTTTGTACATCATCCCCCAATGCATCTAGTTCATTTTTGAAAGTGATTGATGAAACCTCGCCTAGTTCTTCCCAAGCCCATTTAGTAATTTCACCATAAATAAAAATATCTGCGGAGTTACCATCTGCAGATAATTTCATGTTAAAGAACTTTTCCTTCTGTTTTTTATTCACTTTTCCCACCTCCTTCCACAGTTGATGCAGCAGTAGTGGACTTCCTCAATGTCGGATCCATATCGATAGGATAAAGATCACCAGAAATCCATAGCTTGTTTGCGTATTCTGAATCATCTGGTGGTAAATCTTCAAAACCTCTTACTTCGTTTTGTTTAAACCAGCCATTCCGAATGCCCATTTGATAAAACGATGCGCGAGTAGCAGTGTCACCTCTAAGAAGACCACCTAAATTAAACTTGAAATACATACCTGTCTGTCTATCTGTTTTGGTTAACAATTTTCGGTTAAATTCATGTTCGTACTGTCGAACAGTTGGCAATAGATTCATATTCGTAAATTGAATCATTTGTTGCTCGTTCGATCCTAGAGTGCCACCCTCCGAATCATTTAAAAACGAAACTGGTACATTAAAAACATTGGCTACTCTTGAACGTGTAATTCTCTCTGATGCCAATGTATCTGATGCAAAGTACTGTTTTTTTATTGGTTCAATTTCAACACCTGGTTCTTTAAATAGAATACCCCCGTTTTCAGAGTAAAACCTTCTAAAGTCACCAATAATTCGATTCCTTTTTTCTTCATCAACATTTGATGCATAGCTCAATGTGAAAGATTCTTTTTTCTCCATTTCAGAAAGAGAAAACTCCTGAACAGCCTTATCGTATTTAATTGTATTGGCCAAAACCTTTAAAGGGTTAAGTCCTCGCAAACGTGCTGGCCCTCGGATATGCTTAACATGAATCATGTCACTGTTGTGGACATACATATTTTTATTATCACCGCGAACTTCATACCACAACGAACTATCATCACGATTAATAAACTCAGTCACGCAATTCGGATCAAGTGGTAATAACTCCATTGGCCGCAACCTAATATCACGTAATATGACTGCATATCCATTTCCTGTTTCGTTCCTACTAACTTCTAAAGCGTTAATAAAATCAAAGCTACTCATATTTTGATTTGGCTCATTTATGAGCACATCTGAAACATCATTTTGAATCACATTGTAATGTTGATGCAGCTTTATGGGTAATGCAGACATAGTGTTAGCCAATCGACTGATAACGCTAAAAATGGTTTCATTAGTCGCTAACTGGCTGTTATCGATGCCCCAAAAGGTTCGTCCAAACCAATTAGAAAAATCCCATGTGGATCCCTTCCAACCTGTAGTAGCCCCTGCATATGCCATGTATGCTGTTGTTTTGATACGTTGCCATAATCTCAATTTCTCACCTCCCCCTTATAAATCATGAATAGAAATAAAGCTGATATTACCTTCTCCACTTTCATTTGTTGAAAATCTTGCTTGTACAAATGCTGTAATTACTGCTGCAATAGGATCGATTCGTTCTCTGGACTTTGATTTTGATAGTTTAATACTTTCATTGGCTGCCATTTCAGCAATAGCATTCCCGACAGCCCAAGCAAGTACTTTATCACCAACATGTGTGATTCTTTTCTGTTGTTCATTGTTCTGATATACATTATCTCTGAACTCTTTTGTTGGCTCAGATAATGTAGGAAATCCTTGTCGGACCTCCACAATAGTTAACCCATAGTTAGCCATATTTTGAGCAAACTGCGTGGCACCATATGGATCATAACAAAATAGAATTACATTCAATTCATTGTTATTGATGAAATCCAAAATCCATTGTTCTACAAAACTATAATCAACTACGGCACCTGGTGTAACATCCATCCAACCTTCTTCTATCCATACATCATATGGCACCTTATCCTTCGCTCTACGCTCCGCTAACGCTTCTTCAGGCATAAATGAGTGTTGTCCAACATGAAAGCCGTAGTCAGTAGGGAAAACGTAACCCACCGAAGTTAAGTCAATCTTCTTCGATAAATCGACTCCTATATAAACATCACGGCCACTCACCTCAAAGGCTTCAATTTGTCCTGCCTTCCACTTATTCGCGGGAATGTAGCCACCTTCTTTCATGTCCACCCATATATTCATAGTCTTTGTTAAGAACGACCTCATTTTTTCAGGAACATCAAGCGCTGTTTTTAAATCTGATCGAATGGATGCTAAACCTTCTTCATACGTAGCTACAATAGGATTTGCCTTAATCCAGTTACTTTCATCCTTTATGTCGTCCCCTGGATCAAGCTCACAAATGATACCGAAATAATCATCGTTTTCTGTATCATCATCAGGATTTAATATGCGTGAAACATATTCGTATTCAACAAAACATGGCCTACTTAAATCAAACCCTGCTGTTGTGATAACAAACATTAGTGGTTCTTTACGAGCAACCATCCCTGATAATAAAACATCGTAAATTTCAGATGTTAGATGATTGTGGTACTCATCTACAATTCCTACTGATGGGTTTTTACCATCCCCTGTTTTCCGTGTTTCACGTGATAACGGTACAATTACGGAACCATTATTGAAGACTTCAATTTTTCCGTAGGCTTCTTTCCATCGACCATCCAACAACTCACTTGAATTTATCCCATCTCGAACAGCAATATACACCTCGTCCGATTGATCTTTCTGCCATCCAGCGATGTACATACGTTGTTTCTCATCACCAAGGAAGGCGATGTAAGAACCAACAATTGCTAAGAATTGAGACTTAGCATTTTTACGAGCAAGCTGAATGTAAACCTTACGGAAACGACGAGCTCCGTTCCGCTTCTTTTTGAAACAGAAGATATTTACAGATATAAAGAGTTGAAAGTCATTAAGTTGAACCTTTTCACCAGCTAATACACCTTCAACGTGTTCAAACTCATTGGCCCACCAATAGAAATCCTCGGCCACTTCTTCATCAAAATAAAAAGGACTGTCATCATTTTGACAATCCTCATAATCTTTTATAAAGCGTTGAACCGCCCATTTGTGTTTAATACTAGCCTTAATTTCCCCACTTAGAATATCATCACAGTAGTTAAAGACTCGTTCTAAAACCCAATTCATAATCTATCACCAAATCGTTTCTGGGCCTCGGTTTTGCCTTCCACAGTTGAAGGGGAAGGAATGACTAATTTCAAACGAGATGTAATAGTAAGTCCAAGATCAGCAGCTGCAGAACGGCATTCGTTAAACAATGTATTTTTGGTTCGTTGCAACTTTGGATAATCTTCATTAGCAATCATAATTTTCTTGCCGTTTTCTTGCTCGACTGTCTCTGTTGGTTTAATTTTTCGTATGTCTTTCACCAATTGTAAGTACTGATGTTTCGAGTCCAGATACCTAGCTAAAGAATCCACATCAAGCTCGCTGAAAATTTCAAGCGCTACAAGCTTTTCAGCAATCTCTGCAAATTCCTTCTTTTGAGCAGCCGTTAAATACGATGGAATTTCAATGTTTTCAGTCGGTCCACGCATCTTTTCTTCATGTTTTTGACGCTTTTTAATATCATCTTTGGTTAAATGCTTAGAACGTCCATTCCCTAGAATCACTTGCAATGGCTGCTTATTTCGACCTGCCATACTATCACCTCACTTTCATTTTCCTTAGCTTTCCAGAAAAAATATTCAAAAACGGGTTTTTCTGCGAAGAAATCGGTCAGCCGGTGTAGGGCCCCATGCCCTATGGGAAACGAATGGAGGGGGGATACCCTATTTCTTACCGTACTTCTGTACATCCTCGTTCGTCTTCTTGTTGTGACAAGATTGACAAAGCAATTGTAAATTGTTTTCATCTAATCGCTTGGACCAGTCAGCAGTTAGTGGCACGATGTGATCGACAAGAACCCCGACTGTAATTCGTTTTTCAATTAGGCAATGCTGGCACAAACCGTTATCTCGAATCTTGATGTAATCACGGCATTTAATCCATGATGACGAATGGTAAAAACGATCGTGCTTCTTGTTGCGATTGTACTTGTCATAGTAACGGTTATTATCTGCCTTGGATGTTTTATGTTGTTCGCAATATCCATTACGTGTTAGGTTAGGACAGCCTGGCTTGTTGCATGGTCGTAGAGGTTTACTATTCATGCTGCTCTACCTCTTGCTTCACCCTCGCCATGCCATGTGCTATGGTGTCCTTAAGCTGTGCCTCGTCCTGCTTTAGTTGGTCTAGCTTATGAGCATCAGCCCACTTCATCTTGCGGTGTAGCTCACGCATCTTAGCCTGTAGCTTACGCGTTGATTCATCTGTATAAAAACAGACATACTCACGTCCACAGTTAGGACAGTTGAAGTATGTCTTCTCGACTTTGTTATTTAGTTTGGCTAGCTTGAAGTGTTGGACATAGAACCTGTGACCGCATGACTTGTTGCATTTAGTGTAGATTGGTTCCATGTTATTCAATACCTTCTATTCGTGTTGGTAAATTCTTTAACGCATTTGCAATATCCTCAGCGTTTTTATTATTTAAAGTGCCAATTGATACTGTAAACTCCTTTTGCTTTTCAATATCTGCATTATCAATCGCATCCAACTCATCAACCAATGCTCCAACATGCTTTGCGATTGCTCGTAACTTTAATTTAGATTTGTCATCAAATTCTAATCCGATTGTGATTCCTTTTGTTTTAGCCATTATTCATCCCTCTTTCTTAACAAAGTTGTATTCATTTCTTACCTTGCGTAATCCTATTGTGTAAAATATATTGGTGCTTATTATCCCAATGCATAACCCTAACGAACCAGATAATAGTGATATAAAGATTGTCATTCACTTGCCCTCCACAATTCATAGTTAATTGCATAATAAAAAGACATCCGTTATTCGAATGCCTTCTCTTTATACTTACCAATTAAGTAAGCCAAATTTGCTTCACTATTCTTTTTTAAATCTCTACCTACTGACCTAAACAATCCTATTGTTATGTCGCATAAGATTCTATCAGAATGTACATCAACAATAAATGCTTTCTCTCTTAGTACTGGATCTACATGTGCACCACCACTTTTATTTGCAGAGAATTTAATGAAATTTCGAATTGTAATGTCTTGTTTTTTCCCTTGTAAAACTAAAGGTAAAACCACCTGATTTAACCAATCTTCTAAAGGTATTGTTGGTTTATCATAGTTAAACATTTCACCTGGAATAAAGCTTCCCATACCTTCAGATAAATTAATTAAATCATTAACTTGGAAAAGTTTTGGATTAGGTTGGATTTTTCTTATTAGTGAATTATCAATAATTTCTTTTCCAATTTTAGTTGTATCGCAAAGAATTAATCTTAACTGCCCCGCTATTACATTGTTGAATTCTTTTATCTCAAACAATTTCACTAACATAACACTGTATTCTAAGATATTCATTGCTTCATTATATTTATTTAATATCCCACTATTGGATCTTTCGTAAGTTAAATCTTTTCTTATCATATATCATCCTCCATAATTTACTATTTATATCTTATCATGGTGGAATCCTATTGAATATAATCATAATAAAAAGCCACATCAGATTGGATGTGACTTATCCTTCTTAAGAAATTAAATGATTAAATTCCTTTACTATATCTTCGTATGCACTTACTTCGAAATAACAGAGTTCCGCAAGAGGAGTCACTCTTGGAATCGATCTATCTTTTTCATTTTCAATACTATCCCTGATTGGAGTAAGTTCTAACCTTATTTTATCTTTATCGTGTTTTCTTAAACCACCAAACTTTACTTTTAAATGTTTGAAATATCGCCAAGTTTCTTCTGAAATAAATGTTCCCAAAAGTTCACTTTCACCATTCTTTACTAGCTCTAATTCATAGTTTGTAGCTGTCATTCTTATACACCTCCTTTACTGTAATCTACTTTTAATTGTACATCAGCTTTTACCAATTACTTATGATAACTAAAAAAACCACCCAAATTAGAGTGGTCTTATTATAAAGGAGATATTACTTTTCTTGTTTCCGACATACACGTACAAGCGAACGTGTTTATTTTGTAATGCTTATTTTTGTTAGCGTATTTCCGTACGCTTTTGATAAAACTTGATAATATCAATTTACACTGTTTTTTTGCGCAATTCACTATATGGCACTATTGCGGTTTAATAATAAACAACTCTCACAAAAATTTCGCATTCTTTTGCAAGGTTTATCATATGATTAGTTCCTTTGCTTTTACCATCCCAAAAAGCAATTAATGCATTTGCGTATTTAGCCATTTCTTTGTTGCGAATATATCCTGCTGATTTGCCATACAAATCCCAATTGGCTGGATGACTGTTTATCGGATAGCCTTTTTCTTTTGCGTATCGTTCTCCTAATTTATCAGCGCCTCTAGCTGCACCCGAAACTATTTCAATTTCACCTTTATTTTGTAATAAAAAATCTACCTTCTCTTTCAATAGTTCATAATTGTTGAAATCCCTACCGCCTGCGATTATGACTTTAAAAATCAAACCCACCCCAATCTCCTAGCCGTTTCATCAATTAATGCATTTCGTTTACGTAACACCCGATAAGTAGACATGTATAATTTATCCGCTATATTTTGCCATTCGTAACATTCCATTTTATCGAAATACCGCATGTCCACAATTGTTTTTTGGTCATGATCTAATTCTTTGTAAAGCTGTTCAAGCGTTGTAATGATGTTTTTCAAATGCTGATAATTTTTATCTTCTGCTAGAATAATAGCTTTATTACCTGTCGTGTCAGAAATACGATTAGATTTGCCGCCACCAATATTCGTATCTGTTTCTTGGTGAGCATTTAACAATTCCCATTCACGATAGCGCAACTGCTTTTTAAGCTCATCTAAGCTTGACCAATATTCTTCGATAGTTTTATTTTGTACTGTTGATAATTTACTCATATGCCCTCCACAATTTATAAATGGCATTTTGTGCTTCACTACTCAATAACGTAGACATGTGCAGCACCTACCTTGTTTATTTACTTATTTAATATTTTCATTAACGCCAATGACCATGTAGCTTTAAAATTTCTATTACTTCATTTGCATAAGGTTCATCTGTATTAATAACAAGATACATATTTTCTGATTTTCCTTCTCCAATACGGTTATGGACAACCATATCCCCAGCAAGTTGAATTTGAGTTTGTATCGTTAATGGTAATTTCTTTAAATCTTCGTTTTTAAAAACTGTATACTTGTGACTGATTCCTTCTAAATTTGCCAATTTTATTCCCCTTTCTTAATGCACATTTTCTTTTCTAGCGTTTTATTGGAACACCTGCATTTTGCAGACGTGCTGCTAATTCGTTCATCATACTTACAGCTATATCATGTGACTGTAGTGGCTCTCCAAGCATTTCAGCTTTTGCGAAGAAACCTTTTCCTCGTGTGTAAACTTCTTTGAACCAGAAGATCGCGTGTTTACCTGTATTGCCTGTCACAATCGATAAGTAGTGTAGCTTTTCTAGTTCAACTTTTGGATCAATTGTCAGTGCGTTTAACTCATGATAAAAATCCTCTGACAATGTTAATTCCATTTCGTTCTCTTTATTTATGTGCATAATCATTCCTCCTTGTACTGCCCAACATCTCTCTATCTCGCAATATTGTTCTTCCGTTTCCACTTGCTCAAAGTAGAAGTGCTAACATTAAAAATGGCGGCTATTTCTTTATCTTTTTTCTTTTGCTTTTTATATTCATGGTATTGGGATTTCGTTATCACAAGTGTTACATCCGGTTTACGTTTTTTAGGTTTAGCATCAGCGCCGGAAATTGTTAATCGTTTATTTGATAAGTGAAGCAACTTCTGCCCATACTCAGCTATTTCCCTACAGTTCGAACAGTTAGAAGTTTCTTCGGCTGAAAAACAATTACATTTTGACTGCAGGGCATCAATTTTCTTTAATATCTCGTTACGCTTTTGTTGTATTTCGGACTTCTTCATATAACCCAAACCTCCTTTGTGATCCATCCCTCGTTTAAATACTGTTGAATCCATTCGAAATCGTAAGGCATGATAATACTGACTTCACATCCATCCACTGTCATGAATAACTCGATATACTTTGTAAATGGATTAGGTATGGCCTTCCACAATCTACCCTGTGGTTGTTTCTTACTTTTCACCGACTGAACAATAGGAATCCCATTGCGCATGTTCATAGGCTTCTCCTAATGAATCAGATAGTTGATTACAACTAATTTTTGTTTTTCTGAAAAGCAACTGTATTGCTCGAAGTTATCTAAAATGTTGAGTGTCATAGTTTTATAATTCTCATCACCTGTATAGCCGTTTATGGACATATCTTCTTTTATGAGGTCAAAAAGCATTTTGTCACTGTATTGGAGAAATCTACTCCTAAGCATGTCGTATGGATTTATTGACATTAGAAAGCACCTCGTTTCAGATAATTTTTCATCTGGTAATAAAAATGATAGTAAATAAAATTCCCACTAAACTTATTGTCTAAGTAAACAATTTCAAAACCGTAACGAGCCTTGAAAGTATTCAATGAGCCTAATAATGCTTTAGCTTCATACCTTGATCGATATTCACCGTTAATTATTTTTTTATAACCCTCTGGATCTTCAAGAAGGATGGTGAATGGCATATCCTTCGCTCGAATTAATTCATTTTCAAAGCGTGTACGCTCGTCTTTCCCAAGGTTGCCCACAATCTCATCTACACTGGCTTTGCGTTCAACTCCACTGTTTAAATAAATGTCACGCATGATGCCAAGCTCTTCATTTTTCGGTAGCATTGCAGTGTAATCACCAGTGTCGAGCTTTTTCAATTTGATTGCTACATCCTTGCTGCGTAAATATTCAAGGATATGGCCGTTTACTTGTTCGCGAGTATCTACCACGATTGTCATTGTTTTTAAGATTTTGTTTAGTTCGGTATCTGTGTAATGGTAATGAATCATTGCGAATCACCTTCAAACCCTTTAGCGAAAATCGCACAAGTAGCAACAGCATAAGAACAAAAAACCTCTAATTTACTTGGTGAATAACCACATAAAATAGCTATAATCATCACAAGCCATGCTGCACCAAGAAACTTATACATGTTCATTCTCTTAACCTCCCGTTTAACCGTAAAATTTAAGCCGTACAGACGTTCTGATTACAAAGTGGATAATATTTATCATCCTTCTTCTAAAACGTCTTAAAACGGCTGTAAATTACTTATTTTGATTAGCGTATAAAACAGCACGCTCATATATTTTTTGTTTCAACTCATTTGATTCATTATTTTCATACTGGCGCCAATCAACATAGATTTCCTTCCAACCATTGACTGCCAACTTTGCTTGGTAATCACAAAACAGATTTAATGCAACTTCATCATTGTTTAAGAAATTGCTAATCGATTCATTTTTTTGCCAACCACATAATGCAACGATCATTTTCCATAAAGTCATATCTGCACCTTTCATGCCTTCCACAGATATTAGGTATGTGTCGATTTCATTGAAAATTGGTTCGGCAGCCTTTAAAACTTCACCGGGTATCTTTTCGTGATTCTTCAATTCAAGTTGTCCATCTGGTAAACGTTCGATAATGCCACCGAATTTCCAAATCTGAGATAAAACATATAAAACCATTTATTTACACAACCCTTCAAAAAAGAGTTACTAAAAAACCGTCATCTGTTAGCGAAAATTACTTAATTTCACCCCTTTTTCGGGGTGTTTTTCAAAAAGTAACACGTTATGAGCCTTACAGCCTCAAGGCATTACATTAAATGTGTTACAAAGTGTTACCTATTTCGAGTATTAACGCTCCTAATAGAATACTTTTTATATTTTTTATTTTTTTGTTTATATATAAAATAAATAACAAAA